ACAAGTAGAAAAAAATCCAAATGCAATTATAGAAAATTTTAAAGACGATAAAGAATGGATTTTATCGTTGTATCATAACATTTTATGTTTAAAAAATATTGATGAAAATGATTCTGGATTTAAACACTGGATGGATCAAATTAGCAAAGGCATGCAAAGATCTGACATAGAAAGTTATTTCAGAAAAGTAGCTTTTGATGATTTAAATAAAAATAAACAAGTTCCATTTGAAGATATTCTAGATCCAAATGATAAAGGCAAAAGAATTCTAATAGTAATGCCAGAGAGTGCTGGGGACGTATTCATGATAACTAGTTTGCTACCCTCTTTAAAAAATACTTATCCAGAATACAATATATACTTCGCAACAAAACAAGAATATTTTCCCATTTTAAATGGAAATGAATATATTCATAAAGTAATACCATATATTCAGCAAATGGATAATTTAATGTGGCTTGAAGGTGCTGGTGATCACGAAGGTTACTTTGAAATCGCATTTCTTCCACATTTTGGCACACAAAGAATGTTGAACTATCTACATAATGGTAAAGATAAAATAGATTTTAATATTAAAAATATTAATATATAATATGCACATTTTAGAACAATACGCTTTAAATTGCGGAGTACCAATTTCAAAACCATATATTAATCAAGAGTTTTTTCCATTACCATTTGATAAGTATATTACTATACATCCTAAAGGAAAATTCTCCTCTAGAGAATATGATTATTGGGAGGAAGTGATCCTTAATTTAGCTCCTATTTTAAATAAATACAATATAAATATCGTACAAATTGGTGGTAAGGATGATGCGCCTCTACCGCTCTGCTACCCAACTCAAGGACAAACGAATTTCAATAATTTAGCATATATCATACAGAATTCTATCCTACATTTAGGAGTAGATAGTTTACCAGTACATTTGGCATCTGCTTTTGATAAAAAAATAGTAGCATTATATTGTAATATGTATCCAAATCAATCTGGACCATACTGGTCTAATCCAAAAAATTATGATTTAATTTTTTCTGATTTAAAAAATAAAAAACCATCTTATGCAGCAATCGAAAATCCAAAAACCATTAATTTTATCAAACCAGAAGAAATAGTTAATTCAGTTTTAAATAAACTAGATTTAAAAGAAAAGATAAACCAAAAATCTGTATATTTTGGAAACGCATATCACTTAAGAGCTTTGGAGATTATTCCAGACCATATTCCAAATTTATCACAATTCAATATAAATATTGCTAACGTAAGAATGGATTATGTATTTAATGAAGAATATTTATTCAATATTATATCTTTATATAAAACAAATATTCTAACAAATAAACCCATAAATATAAATCAATTGATAAAATTTAAGAACAATATTTTGTCTGTATTTTTTATATTTGATAAGAATTCAAATTTTGATATAGATTTTATTAAAAATTTAAGAAATAATGGTATAAAGTTTTCTATAATATCATTTATAGAAGAAGAAGAGGTGCAAAAATATAAATTAGATCTCATGGATTTTTGTAATATAAACATAAAAAATCTAGAAGATAACAAAAAAATTATAGAATCTTTTGAAAAACAAAATTTAAAATTTAAATCAGCTAAAATTTTATTAAGTAAAGGCAAAATGTATCCATCTTTCCAAAATTATAAAAATAATCAAAGCTATTCAGCAAATATAAATGAAGCTTTTGATTTTAAGAATGATGGAGATTTATACAAAGAATTGGAAAGTTTTTATATTTTTACTATTGACTAAATTTTTAAATGATGGTATCATCTATAAATGAGTCCTAAGATTAAAACAGAAGAAAATACAATTTCAATTGGAAGTTCGGAGTTGTTTGAAACAGTGGTTATTTCTCAAAAAAATGAAGAGCTTACTCAAGTAGTTCCACCTAATCTTATAACAAGAAATAAACATGGTCTTATTGAAGACAAGGGTCTTAATTACATCTTCAACGACGATGGAACTATTAATTGGCGTAAAATGGTTAAAACCGAACATCTCGTACCAAACAGACAAAAGACCCAAGAAACAGATGTTTCTAAACTTCAAGATAAAGACTTACTTATTCTTTTGGGTGGAATTAAAGAACTTGCTCAAATTCGTGGATACACAAGCGTAGAATATAAGGTAGTAGCAGCCTCGGAAAATTATTTCGCAACAAGCTGTAGAATTGCTTGGCTTCCGAATTATGAAACTGGTGGAAAAGAAATCATTTTTGAATCTCTAGCGGATGCAACATTAAATAATACAAAAAGTTTTGCAAGGTTCTTTCTGGCAGCAATAGCTGAAAACAGAGCATTTGTTCGTTGTGTGCGTAATTTTTTAAAAATTAATATCGTAAGTCAAGAAGAATTAGGAGACGCTAAACTGCTTGATGATTCATCATCTGCAAATGAAAATCCAACATCTCCACACTCTTTACTAGAAAAGGTAATGAAAGACAAAAGCATTAATTTTGATCAATTAAAGAAAAAATTAATTAAAGAGAAATTCGATAACGCAGAAAATTTAAATTCAATATCAGATATTCCCAAAGCAAAAATATTCGAACTTATAGAAAGAATAAAGAAAGTTTAACTCAAGATATAAGTAGAAAACGTAATAGAAGCTTTTCCATTTTCAGAAACATTTATATTTAAACTTTCATTGTTTTTAACTATATTATTAAAATTAAAAGATAATACATTATTTAATGTAGAATAATTTTTAAAATTTATTTGCATAGATCTTATATCTTCGTTTAATAAAAATGATTTTATATTTGGTATTATATAATTATCAATATCTAATTCAAAATTAAAATCTATTTTTATAGGATACTCTGTTAAAACTTGACTTGGATAGTATTCGCCTATATTATATTGCGGAATACGGTTAGTTGATATATTCATTTCAAAAGAATTTAATCTATTAGTTAAAACTTCATTAAAAGTTATATCAGTATAACATAGGTCATATGGGGTTATGTTATAATTAATTGAATTATTATTCCTAATTCCAGTTTGTTGTCCAAATTGACCATAAACATCTATGTCTGCCCGACAAATTACAGGATTATCAATAGAAGTTTTAATGTTATATCTAGTTAAATAACCGCTATTAAAATTTATATATTTATCAGCATATCCCAACATTCCACTTATTATATTTTCTCCAGTAAAAGAAAGAATTGGATCAATATTTGATGGAACGTACTCTAAACTTATAGAAGATTTATTTTGATTATTAACAAGATAATTAAATCCAGTATCGCCTAAAGCTAAAGAAGGCATGATATTAGTATCATAAGATACCCCTAAAGACTGAACTCCAGATATAAACTGTCCATTTAGATAAATATTTTGATTTTGTTTAGAAGAAAAGATAGCCATTTAATATAATTACACCATTAAAACAAGTGTAATTCTTTAAAAGGTATAAGGTTATGGCAAGTATATACGATACAGTTTCTGGCTGGTCTAATGCTGTTAATTATGTAACATATAACATAGTTTCTGGTTCAGATGCTCGTTATTATTATGCCTCAACTAATAATAATGCTGCAAATCCAGTAACTCCATCAAATCTTCAAAATAAATGGGATGGATATATAAATATTAATAATACTCTAGTTCCAAATTTCTTCTGGAAACCATCTTACCAAACATCAATATCTCTTGATCCAAGAATAAAAATAATGCAATTTGGTAATGGTTATCAACAAAGAGTTCCAGATGGAATAAATACTAATTTAGTAAATTTTGATGCTTCTTTTGAAAACAGAAAAGAATCAGAAGCGGTATCTATATTACATTTTTTAAATCAAATGAATACGCAAACTTCATTTGTTTATAACATTCCAACGATTTATAGTAAAACAAATTTTAATACAAGATTCATAACACCATCCTGGACGGTAAATTATAATTCTTATAATAATTATACAATAAAAATTAAACTCCAAGAGGTTCCAGCATAATATGCCACTTCCAACAAGATCATCTCCTGCGATTCAAGTTTTTAATACAATCACAAGTGGATCTAATTCTTTAAATACAGAATTAAGCAGCATAACTCCAACGACTCCAATTTATTTATATGAATTAGATTTAAGTGATATATATCCACAAATAAGATATATTAATACTAGTGGTCAACCAATGCAAAATGGCATTTTAAGATGTCATAATAATTTTAATCTATTTAATTTAAATAATGGTTCGTTTAACCAAGGTCAAATATATTGGCAAAATAATTATTACTATCCATTCCCAATGGTTGCGGAAGGTTTTGATTATACTTCTGTAGGAACATTACCAACCCCACAACTCACTTTAACCAATTATTCACCAGATAATAATACAAATTCATTTTATAAATACATAAGAATGCAAGTCCAATCATTAGGAGATATTATTGGTGGAAAATTCACAAGAATTAGGACTTTTTTAAAATATTTAGATCCATCAAATTTTTCTGGTAATTATAATCCATACTCAGATGATCCATCCATAACAGAAATAGAATTACCTAGAGATATTTATTATGTAGATAGAAAAGAATTAGAAAATAAAAATACTCTCCAATATAATCTAGTATCAATTTTAGATTTAGAGAATTTAACTTTACCAGGACGCACTCTTTTAGCAAATAAATGCCCATTTCAATACAGAGGAGAAGGGTGTTTATATGAATATAATAAAAGAATAAATCCAATTCATAGTGGAGTTTATGGATGCGTATCAGATCCAGATAGAATAATAACGCTTCCACTAGAAGCGCCTCCAGTTGCAACTGAAAATGATGAGTTATTTTTGAATACAATTTTAAGTGGAGTTCAATCAAAACAAAGATTTTCAGGATTTAATTATTTTAAATATACAGGAAATAATAATTGGGCAGATTGGACATTTACAAATTATACATTAAATGCTGGAACATCTGCACAATGCGCGGCAGCTTTAAATGATGGTAATACCGCTGTCACCGCAGTTACTTCAAATGCAGCCGAACAAATCATACAAGTGAGTGGTCCAGTACAAGCAGAAGTAACTCAAGTTTCACTTACTTCTACTTCTACAATTAATAATAATTATCAAATTCAATATTATAGCAATATAGCTTCATCTTGGAATCCAGTTGTTGATATTAGTGGATATGCATTAGCATGGAATTTGAGTGGAAGTCCAGCTGGAACATATAAAATAACTTTTCCTTCTAGAGGAATTTGGGATGATTGGAGATTAATATCAACCACAACCAACGCAGGAACAGCAATTAGTGAATTAAATTTTAGTGGACAATTTAGAATTGCTGATAGTGGAAATTGGGTTACTGGAGCTTTTTATCAAACTGGAGATTTTATATTTTTAGAAAATTATGGAATTAAATATTATTTTGTATGTTTAACTAATCATACTTCTGATGTCTTCAATAATCCTCCAAATAGAAAATACTGGGGCGCAGATACATGCTCAAAGACTATAAGCGCATGTAGATTAAGGTGGCAAAAAAATCCATATTTTCGTCCTGTTGTTTGGCCAATGTCTAGGGGCGGTTGGGATCGTTTAAGTACATATAGAAGATATAGAATAACTGGATTTCAAGCTTATGGATCTGCATATGATTTTAGAAGATTACTTATGCCCCCATGGTATGTAACTGGAAGCGCTTTAGATGATGGAAGACCAGCTTCTTGGCCAAGAAGACCAGATGTTCATGATCCCTGGAATAGCTATGCCCATGGTTTACCAAAAGATGTTACTGGAGAATATTTAAATGGATTTCTTCCATTTGGCGGATTTCCTGGATTAGATCAAATTCGATAATGAAAAATACAATTAAAAATTTTATAAAAAAACATGCATTAGAAGATTTTCCTAATGAATGCTGTGGTTTTATAGTAAAAGATAATAAAAAAATAAAATGTATTAAAACTAAAAATATATCTAAACAAAAAAATTATTTTTTTAAAGTTTCTATAGAAGATTTTTTAAATATTAAAGATAATTACAATATATTATATATCTACCATAGTCACACTATTGATAATAATGAATTTAGTGGATTAGATAAATCTTGCGCAAACCATTTAATGGTAGATATGGTTTTATATAATATAAAACAGGACCAATTTAATTATTTTAAATGTAAATAAATATATGGTTAAAATAACTTTACATGGTAAATTAGGGGAAGATATTGGAAAAGAATGGGATCTGGAAGTCTCTAGCGTAAATGAAGCTTTTAGAGCGATAGAGGCCAATACTAGAAAATTTAGGAAATGGATTATTGATAATAAAAATTATGAATATTATATTCTTTTAAATAAAAAAATATTAGATATCCCAAATGATCCATTAAAAGTATCTGAATCAGAAATTTTTTGTTTGTATAAAAAAAATCAATTAAAATCTATTGATTTAATACCAAATATTGTTGGCGCGGGCGTACCCTCGTGGTTTGGTTGGGCAGAAGTGGCAGGTGGAGCACTGGCCGTAGTTGGAGGAGCTACCGCTGGTCAAAAATGGAATCCAATTCCAACTTCTATTGCGCCAGCAGTAATTATTGCTGGAGTTGCATTAATTGCGGATGGAGTTAGTAGACTAGTATCCAAACCACCACCAACAGTACCATTTCAAGCCCAACAAGCAACAACAGCAAATCAAGGTTCAATTGGAGATGGCCAAGGAGTTTTAGGTGGACCACAATCTTATCTTTTTAATGGACCAGTTAATTTAGTTGGAGAAGGTGGACCTGTTCCAGTAGGATATGGCACTTTAATGGTGGGTAGCATTGCTGCAAATGTTTATTATGAAAATACTTATGTTACAAATAAAAGATCAGTCGTATGGGATAATAATGATATCAGATTTTTACAAGACAATTTTTTTGGATTTCAAAATTATTTTAATGAACAAATGCATTTGATAAGTCAATCAAGCAGTTATATAAATTAATTTTATGCCAAGCAATCCAAATCAATACGCAGACGGTTTTCATGGAATCGATTATGTCAATAATATGGGATTTATTTGGGGGAATCCAGATTTTCCAGAAAGTTTAGCTGCAAATCATTTGGGTGGCATGCACACTTTAATGTTTAGTGGAATAGATTGGTGGAATAATTCTATATGGAATGGAAATTTAACTTATGCATGGAGTGGTATCGTTGGTCCAGCTTCTCCAATAATAGATCAAACTGGATTCTTTTTTCAACGCACTGGAACAGAATATGTATATCCTTACAATATAGCTTATACTGGAGCTACTAGATTTCATTGGGATACTAGACATCCAAATGAAGGTGGAGTCGGTAAAGGAGGAGCAAATCAATTTGCTCTTTATAATCAAAATACTCCAAAATTAAGAACGGCATATGACATAACAGATTCAGTACCATATTTAGAATCTTATAAAATAATTACAACAGGTATCGAAAATATATCAATATATACAATACAAAATGCATCTATTTTAGATATCATTTCAGAAGGACCAATTCAAGGATTTGTCACGGGAAGCTACATTTATAGTATAAGTGGAAAAAACGTTGGAGACATTGGATATACAAGCGTTTCTTTTAGTCCATTTGTAACTGGAAATATAGGATATTCTGCGCAACTTGATCCTACAAGAATAATTCCTCCAGAAGCAAGATCCATATTTTGGAACGAAACTCCAGTTGCTACAACAGAAGGATTGTTAAATTTTAGATTTATTAATTTTAAATATGATTACGGTGCAACAAATGATCATACTGTTTCCTCTCCACAAATAGATCTTTATGAAGATAGATATCATTATGATGGATATCTCGTTGATCAATACAAATACCCAGTAAAAACTTCTGTAACTAAAAATATTGGAGAAACTTTATATGGACCATTTTTCTATAGTGGAACAGTTTCTGGATTAGTTCCAACTAAAAAATATTATATATATAATACAGAAGTAGAGTCAATTAGAATAAATGTCAGAATTAATAATTTATTTTTTTCGATTGTTTCTGGAGTTTTTGCTGGAAGCGTGTTGCCCGATCAAATTCAATTTGGAGTTCGGTTATGGAGAGTTTTTTATGATAGAAAAGAAGTGGTAGCCGTCCCAAATATAACTGTTCCATCAACTAATCCAAGATTATTTTCTTCTGATACATTCTATGTTAGAGGAAAAATACAAAATGATCCTACCTTGATTCATTATACTTTCCATATTAGACCTCAAGCAGAAAATGGATATTTTATAGATTTAATGCCAGATCAAATAGGTTGGGCATTTGAAATAAATAAAGTAACTGCAGAATTAAACCAGACAGCTCGAAGTAATTCTACAACGATAGATAGCATAACTTTTGTATATCCAAATAAATTCACTTATCCAAATACTGCAATGGTTTATAATAATTTTAACGCAAAGTATTTTACAGAAATTCCAAATAGAAAATATAAAATGCAATTATTAAAAGTTAAAGTTCCAATTAATTATAATCCAATTACTAAAAATTATAGCGGACCATGGAATGGTCAATTTAAATTAGCTTGGACAGATAATCCAGCTTGGTGTTTATATGATTTACTAACCAATAATCGTTTTGGATTAGGAAAATATATAGATATGAAGTTAACTGATAAATGGACACTATATGAAATTTCTCAATACTGTGATCAACTTGTTCCTGATGGGTTTGGAGGTTTAGAGCCAAGGTTTACATGTAATGTATTAATTTCATCAAAGCAAGAGGCATCAAAAATGATAGATGATATGGCTTCTATATTTAATGGAATAATATATTATTCTGCTGGACAATTATTTGTAAATCAAGATAGACCGAAAGATTCAATTTATTTATTTAATAATAGTAATGTTAAAAATGGACAATTTAATTACTCAAGTAGCGCAAAGAAAGCTAGAAGATCTGTTGCGTTAGTTAGATATAATGATGAAAATAATAATTATTTACCTGCCATAGAATATGTAGAAGATAGAGCAGCTTTATTAAAATATGGAATTAGAGAAGTAGAAATAAGTGCGTTTGGAGCAACAAAAAGAAGTCAAGCAAAAAGAATGGGAAGATGGTTTTTAACAACAGAAAATCTAGAAACAGAAACAGTTGATTTTGAAGTTGGTTTAGACGGAGCTTTTTTAAGACCAGGAGATATAATAAAAATTTATGATCAAAATCAAAAATATAAAAATTTTGCAGGAAGAACTCTAGAACTTACTACTGGTTATGCAATTTTAGATGTACCATATAATTCTAATACTTTATTAGCAATAACTGGGTCAGTTAATCCATTAGATATTAAATTTTTAACACCAACTTATAATTTAGATTATGGAACATATTTAGGAAATTTATATATAACTGGATATAGTCAAACCTCTAGCGGAGTAACTGGATTAAATTCTGATTTTTTTAGAAGATCTCAAATTCAAAATATTAGTATTAATAATCCTAAAAATTATATATCTCAAGGAACAGGTCAATATACTGGATATATTGCATTTTCATTTCCAACAGCGTTAAGATCTAGTGGATATTCATTACCGAAAAATACAGTTTGGACATTTGATTATGATGCATCGCTGTATTCTGGTAATATATCAAATAGATATGGCATAAATAATCCAAATAATTTACTATACCCTGGATATTACCTAGAAGGATACCTAAATGATCTAGAATCTTATAGAATAACCAATATTAATCAAAAAACAGATGAATCATATAATATAATAGCTCTTAAATATGTAGATCAAAAATATACAGATATTGTTACTGGTGAAGCTCTAATATCTGTTCCGACCAAAATACCTCAACCTAATGATCCTAGTTTAACTTTAAGTATTTTATATAGAGATGTTTCTGGAAATTATGGACTAAATGGAGGATTTCCAGCATACACCTCAAATCAAGGAGGAATTAATTCTATTGCATATACTATTACTCCTCCAAATAATTCTGGAGTAGTATCATTCTATAATATGTACAGAAGATTTAATAATCCATTTATAGCTGGTCAAGTTTTAGATCAAGATTTATTTGATGCCCCACTTTCTCCATTAAGAAATCAAACTCTTGCTTTGCCTACTTCTACTGGTAATTTACCATTTTTCTTCACTCCAACTGGAATTGGAACATGGTATGTTGGCGTTCAAGCAGTAAATCCTTATGAAGAAAAATCTAGTTTAGTAACGTCTTCAATTACATTAAGTCAACAAGCTCCTGCATCGTTTGTCGTAACTGGAGGCATAAATGTTGTAGGAGGCAGGGCAGGAACATAAAATTTTATGAATTATAAAATATTAACAAAAAATATTGAACTACAATGGGATCTACAAGTAACAAAACCTCCATTTTTAGAAGAATCTTTTAATATTTTTAATGGGATAACATATAATGTTAAAATTTTTGATGAAAAAAATATTCTAATAAGAGAAGAAAAAGACATTCCTATTTTAGATGATAATATTCAAGATTTATTATGGTTAAATAATTTTTCATCGATGCAAGAAGATATACCATTAGAAATGTTATGCGCAACTCCTAGGCAATGGAGGAGTTTAACATCAAATAAAAAAATTGCAAAACAAAAATATATGTATGATCTAGCAAAAAATTATTCTGATTTTTTTAAAAAAAATAATATTAAAGGATTTTTTAAAAAATTAAAATTTATAATTGAATGCAAAGATTTTATAAATGAAATTGAAGTAGAATATTCTAATCTAATTTTAGATCAATCAGTTGTTCAAAATATATTTACGGATGTGTTAAAAAGTTCAGATAATTTTGGAATTAAATTAATATTAAATAGCGAAAAAATTACAGAAAATAATATAAATGGATTTTATATTATTCCTTATAAATATAAAAATAATCAAAAAATTAAATTAGAACAAATTTTTATATCTAATATAGATGAAAAATGGCTAGATAATAATCAAAATATTAAAGTTTTGACCTTGCCAATTAATGATCTAATTTTAGATGAAGAAATAATAGAAATAGAAATTTTTTATTTTACGAAAGAGCAAATAGATTTTGTTAATTTTTTTAAAATAAAAATGAGTAATTTAGAATTAAATAATTTTTTAATAGAAAATTTTTCTAATCAATTATACAAACCAGGTTTAATATTTAAAGAAAATTCTAGTAATCAAATAGTTGGTTTATATCAAGGAGTTCTTTATTTATTAAATAATGAAAGTTATCAAAAATTAAGTTGGCCAGATAATAGTATATCTTTATTAAATACAGAATTTAAAAAATATTTTATAAAATCGAAGAAAGATACAGAAGACTATACGCTTTCAATAGAAAATGAAGTATCTATACCAGACGCAATACCAATAAATGAAGGTACGGTAGACTCAATGATTCCAGATAATTTACTTGGTTATTACTTAAATAATAATGATAATTTAATATACAAAGATTTAAAATCTGATTTATCGTATTTTAGAAATACAAATATAAATAATATATCTATTATTGATGTTATAGAAAATCAAAATAAAACTTCTATTTATTTAGAATGTATTACTCCATTTTCAAATGCAGATGAAATATATATAGAAACAAATACAACTAATTTAATTTTTATGCAAAAGTATTTCAAAGAAATAAACGGTCAAAATTATGTTGCATTTTTATTAAATTATGAATATGATAATGCTCCTATTAAAGAATATTTAATAAATAATTCAATTAATAAGGATCGATTAATACAAGGCAAAAGAAATATTAGTTTTAATATAAAACTATATTAACTTTTAGATTTAGTTAATAAACCGCCAGGTCTTTGCTGTTGGACTATGATTTTTAGAATTTCTGATTTTAATTGATCTGCAAATCTAATAGCTTTTGCTTCGGTTTCTGCGGAACCCATAGTTGAACCTTGATAATTCATTTCTGCACTTGAGTCTGATCCATTGACATTTACAGTTATATTTATATTATTTTCTAAATTATTTTCTGAAGATTTTTTATTATTTATATCTGTAAAATTTTCACCTACTATTCCGCCATCTGCAAATTTTTTAATTTTCCCAGAATTTAATTTATCAAAAAATCCTCTTCCATATGTATTTACTGAATCTTTCTTCATTACATATTCACCACCCATTAACATAGCTGGAACATCATCTCTTGTACTATATCCTCCGTTAGCATACCCTATCATTCCACCATTTTTTACATATGTTGCGTATTTATATCCATATCCTTTTCCAAAATCTCCAACTGCTGTCGCTTGTTGTCCCCCTACTTTAGTTTTTGATGAACCACCAAATAAATTTTTCAAAGCAGGAGCTCCATAGCTAGTAAAAGCGGCTGCCCCTATTCCTATTCCTGCTGTTGCCAATGCCCCATAAGTTCCCATGTCCAATTGATTGTTATAAGCATCTCGTTGTTGTTGATTTAATTGATCTATTCTTGTTTTTTCTTCGGCATTTCTTTGGATTGTATCTAAAATTGATTGTTTATTTTGTTCATATAAATCCATTCCACCAACTAGATAATCAAAAAGCTTTTTTCTATTTTGATCGTTTACTCTATTTTGTGGATCATTTGGATCAGTTAAAGCCAATTGAGATAATAATGGATCAATTAAATACTCTCCAGCTGTTGGATAATTTGGATCATTATATGTATAAAATGCACCAAGGCTACTTTTAAATTCACCACCATCTGGACCATTTGAAGATAATAATTTTGAAAATGTTTGATTATATGACATATCTTTATTATCTAGCATTGCATTAATTGATTGAGCGAATAAATCCCTTGTAGCTGCATCGACTACTCTTCCAGGATCAGTTTC